TTAAATCGACGTTCCACCCGCAAGCGGATTCAGTGTGACAGCATTTTGCAGATAATCTGGCGACAAATGCGCATAGACCATCGTTTGTTGAATGCTGGCGTGTCCCAGTATCTGTTGTAAGGCAATTATGTTCCCCCCGTTCATCATAAAATGGCTGGCGAAGGTATGGCGCAAAATATGCGTTGCCTGGTTCGGCGGGATGTCGGGTTTGACCATCCGCAGTGTTTTGCAAAATTTCTCATAATCCACCTTAAACAGTTTCGCGCTGGCTTCCTTCCTGATCATCTTTTCCAGTTCTGACGAAATGGGAACTGTTCGTTTTTTCCCGTTCTTCGTTTTAAGGAATGTGACCCGGCAGTTTGCTATCTGCGAAGGTTTTAGCGTTGCTAGTTCTGACCACCTCCCGCCAGTGCTAACCCCCAACAATGCAATTAATCGGGCATCACCTGTTAAGGCATCCAGCAGGCTGGCTATTTCGGCTTTCTCCAGGAAGGTCATTTCTGGGTTAGCCTCGGCCAGCGGCGGCAATCCATGTACTGGATGTGCTCCGACAAACTCTTCCAGCTGAATCAGCTTTGTGAACATGCCGGAAAAACGGTACATATCCCGGTTAATTGTTGATGGGCTGATCCCCTCGCGAAGTCTTGCGGAACGGTAATCCATCAACATTCTTTTGTTCATCCTGCTAACCGGAACATCACCCAGCCCGCTGATAGTTTTGAGCAGGTGATTAAATTCCTTTTGGCCGTGTTCATGATTCTGACCGTGATACTTCCACCATAAATCCAGCAGTTCTTTTAGCGTGCGGCGATCTGCTCGCTGTCCAGCCCATTCTTTCTGGTTCGCGTTTGCCAGCGTATAGCGTTCAAATGCGACCGCCTCAGCTTTCCTTTCAAACTTCCGGCGAATGCGACGTCCTTCGCGCCCGCGCGGTCTTATGTCCACTTCATAGCGACCATCATCGAGCTTCTTAATTGACATAAGAAAGCCCTCCGGCGCATAGATCACTATCTTGGTAACAAATAGTGAAAATGTAATGTTTATAGAGCGTTAACCAGTCTGTTTCTCGGATTGGTCTGATTTTGTTACATCTGGCCCAATGTGTGCGAGGGCCGGTGCGATTTGACCAGCTTGTGGGGCTGTCTTATCGGTCATTAGCCATAACGTGTATTTCTGTAGTTGCGGTGTGTTTGTTGTCTGCAAAACCACCTGAATTCCCGGTTCGGCATGTCCCCCTTCATAATTTTTTACTGTGCCTAGTGCTATCCCGCTGATTTCACAAAATTTTGCTTGAGTTAACCCTTCGGCTTTTCTGATTGCCCTTAATTTCTGGCCCATTTTCATTTGACTTGGTTGCATATTAGTGACTATATTCTCGCAAAAGGTTTGTACTTTGTGACCTTTTCAGGCATGAATCCACCTCGTCAGGAACGTCCCTAAACGGTCTGCAAGGAGTTGGATCTTCTGAGACTAGCACGAACTGACCTGCACGCCGAGATTTCGACGGGTCATTCATCGGAAAAGAGTAGGGGTATGTGATGGAAGCTAATGATTACGTGATCCAGTACCCACTGGACGCGGTGCATACAGACAAGTTCGCCGAACTTCTCGGTAAACCAAAAACCGCTGTCGAAGCGATGGCAAAAGCCAATAAGCTGCCATTGATCGAATTGCGCGACCCTTCAAAACCAGCCGCCCGCGCTGGTGATAAATGGGTTTTCATTCCTGAGTTTAATCGTGGTGTTCGTGAGGCATTTTATAACCGCCCGGTGGAACAGCGCGACGCGTGGCTTTTATGGATGGGGTTATGAATATGACTACTCTGACCAATTGCCCATCACTTGCCAGCCTGCTCACCCACGGCCAGCAGATCACCCACCGTCAGCATCAACGCGGCTGGATTGAAACACCGGACGGGCGTTTCTTCCAGCCTAAAGCGGCAGATGTTCAATTTGTTAAAAACTGCCGTTTACCGTTTATGTCGCGCCCGCGTAATAAGCGCCGCTGGTTTTCCCGCTTAATGGGCATCTTCGCGTAATTCGGGGAGGTGGTTGTGTTGATGGATAAGACAGGACAACAGCCAGGCCGCCGCCAGTTCTTAGAGCAACGGGCGCGGCTGCAAGCCAGTTTGAACGCCTCACGCGTGAATGACACTGCAACCCGTTTTAACCGCCTGGATGATGCCTGCAAAAAGGTGATTTTCATCCTGGCAAATGATGCGTCCAGATACATAGCCGGAATGCCGAAACTGACCGCCGAACAGTTGGGTTGCACTTACGAAAATCTAACCGAAAAGGAACAAACGTGCCTTTTGATGGGCATTAAGCGCCTTTCCGAATTTGCAGCATCAATGCCGTGGGAATTTGAGGACTACGCCGCACCACGCGCCGAAATTCAGGCGATACGCGACAAACCACCCGCGCCAGATAACGCAGTCAATTAACAACTAACTACCCACAAAAAAGAAACAGGCGCTAACGCGTCGGGCTTCTTGCACCCTGGAGAAAGTAAAAATGATTCGATCTCTCGTTAAATGGCCCGGTGGTAAAGGCCGCGTTATGCCTGATTTGCTGCCGATTTTGCCGAAAGCCGATTGCCTGGTGGAACCGTTTGTCGGCGGTGCTTCTGTTTTCCTCAATACTGAATATCGCCGTTATATCCTGGGTGATATCAACCCAGATTTAATTAACCTGTATCGCCAGATAACCCGCTGGCCTGATGCGGTGATCGACGCTGCTCGCCCGCTGTTTAAAGTGTACGGTGATAAAGACGGCTATAAGTGGATCCGCGACGATTTCAACGCTCGCGCCCATGACCTTCTGTCATCGCGCAATGTGTTTGAGGACGGACCGGACGCGGGCAAGATTCTTCGTGCAGCACAGTTTCTTTACCTGAACCGTCACGGATATAACGGCGTAGTGCGCTACAACCAACAGGGCGGATATAACGTTCCCTTTGGTAGACACAAAACCCCGCCTTACTTCCCGGAAGAACAGATCCGTTTATTCTCTGAAAAAGCTAACGACACGAAAGCTATTTTCGTGTGCTGCGATTTCCAGAGCACGTTAAAAATCATGATTGGTAGTGACGCGGTTATCTACTGCGATCCGCCATACCTGCCAACAAGCGAAACCGCTAATTTCACCCAATACCACACCGCCCCGTTTGGGATTAAAGAGCATCGCCAGTTGGCTGCCGCCCTGCTGGATATTAACCGCCTTACTGGTTCGCCGGTGATCCTGTCCAACAGCGACACCCCAGCCACCCGCGAGATTTATCACTCTTTCAACTTCCAGGAAATCAGCGTTAACCGTTCTGTCAGCGCGAACGCCATTACCAGAGGGGCCGCCAGTGAAGTGATTGGCGTCCTGAAAGTTTGTAGCGGCTGCGGTCGTGCCGGTGGTGGCCGTTGCCCTGATTGTGGCCCTGTAATGGGTAACGCGACCTATAACGAAATGCTGGCAACGGCTGCGGCCTATGGCGTGGAGCCGTTCTGATGGTCACAAAACTGCAGATCTCATGCGCTGCGCCGGTAGGTGTCTGCGGTCACGCAGCTGCCGAGCTGCGCCGCTTTTCTCGCGGCGTCAAAAACTATTCCCGCATCAAACCAAATTTTTACCTGGTGATCCGCATCGGTAGGCGCTGGCGCTTGCTGAGTAAAAACGGCGGCAAGGTCTGGTCACTGATGACACATGAAAAATACAACGTTGAGAGCAAGAAATGACCGCTGCTTACTACAACGAAATCGATCCATATGCAGCCCAGTGGCTGCGCAACCTTATGGCCGCGGGGTTGATTGCCCCTGGCTTTGTTGATGAAAGGAGTATTGAAGATGTCACACCCGCCGATCTGCGCGGATTCACTCAAGTTCACTTCTTTGCCGGGATTGGTGTTTGGTCATATGCCCTGCGCCGCGCTGGCTGGCCGGACTCCAGACCAGTCTGGACAGGTTCTTGCCCGTGCCAGCCTTTCAGCCCGGCGGGCAAGGGAAAGGGATTTACTGACGAGCGGCACTTATGGCCCGCCATGCATTGGTTGGTTGGGCAGTGCGATCCTGTCGTTATCTTTGGCGAGCAATCTGCAAGCGCTGACGCAAATGACTGGATCGACCTTGTACAAGCAGACATGGAAGCAATGGGATATGCCTTCGGGGCGTGTGCGTTTCCGTCTGCGAGCGTCGGCGCACCGCACATCCGTGACAGAGCTTACTGGGTGGCCGACACCAACCGCGAGCAATACAAAGAATGCTTACCAGGACGCGCAGAAAGTCATTGCGCGGAGGCTTGCTGGCCGTCAGTCGAACTTACAAGATTTTGCCTGTCTGGCGGGGTGGCCTACACCAGCGGCAAGGGATCACAAAGGGGGGTATCAGGGGGGCAGGATGCGCAACGGGAAGCTGTCAACGGACACTCTGGATGTGGTGGCACAGATAGCAGGCCCGGCCCGGTTAACGGTTTCTGGGGATCTGCTGACTGGTTGTTCTGCCAGGATGAAAAGTGGCGGCCAGTTGAACCCGAACTTGTCCCGCTGGTTGATGGGGTTGCCTCCAGAGTGGGACGTCTTCGCGCCTACGGAAACGCCCTCAACGTTGAAGCGGCAACAGCGTTCATAAAGGCTTACATGATGGGGGCGTCAAATGTCTGACGCCGCCTTTGCATGGCCCTGGAACGCGCCGCGCCCAGCTGTTGGCCTGTACACCTACGAACCGAAAAAAATCGCCCCGCTTGCCGGGGCGGTGGCGCATCATCCTGCCGTAAAAAAACACATCGATCACATCTTCAAACGCGCCGGTTATAACCCTGACGACGTTCGCGACCGTGACGCGCTGATCCAGGCGCTGGACAGGTACGAACCGTGCGGCCTGCCACTGGCCGCCCAACAAAATATCATCCGGCAGGAAATGGAAGCCGCCAAAGCTGCGGCGGCTGCCTGGGCCAATACGCCGGAAGGTGTCGAAGCGCGTTTATTATCAGAGCCGTTCTTCATTCGCGAGGTCTGGCGCAAAAAAATTGAATGGTTACGGGCCAACCGTGAAACCAGACACACCAATGATTTTCTTATGGGGACCGTGAAAAAATCATTGCTGCGTCTTGATGTTGTGCGCACAAGGCAAGGTGTTTCGCCTGATCTCACCGGCGAACTGGCCGCGTACTGGTTCGGGCGCTGGCAACGGCTGGCCGATTTCACCAAGCGGGAGGCACTAAGCGCCGCTAATGAGATCGCCAGCCGCATGGCTGAAATGCTGGGGACGGAATGCGAAGCCCTGGGGCGGAATGTTTCCGGCATGAACGTCGAAGAACTGGACTGGCTTTATTGCCACCTGGGCCGCGAAATGCTGGCGCTTCGCATTGTGCCGCCTGCATGGTATGCGCCGTGGGAACGCGAGCGCATATGCACGGCCATTTTGCGTATGGCTTCGCCAGACTGGTGGGGGCGCAAAATCTGGCGCCTGCGTTGTGACTGGCGCGAAAACCAGCTGCGTGCTGTTGGTGCGGTAAATAAAAAAGCGCATCCGTATATCAGTGCATCAAGCCTGATGGAATGGCAGGAACAGCGACGTAAAAACCGTAATTTCTTCAAAAGTCATGAACTGGTAGACGAGGACGGCAACGTTTCGTCGCTTGAGGACATGATTAACAAATCCACGTCTAACCCTGCAATTCGTCGTCATGAGCTTATGGCCCGTATGGCTGGCGTGGAGCTTGTCGCCCAGAGTCGTGGCGATGTTGGCATCTTCCTGACCATCACCTGCCCGTCGAAATATCACGGCAATATTGCGTCCGGCCACAATAACGCAAAATGGAACTATGACACGGTTGCACAGGCGCAGCGCTATTTATGCCGTGTATGGAACCGGGCAACCGCCAAACTGAAACGCGAAGATTTGCGCCCTTATGGCTTCCGCGTCGCCGAACCGCATCACGATGGGACACCACACTGGCACGCGTTGCTATTTATGCCACAAGAGCAGGTTAAAGCCACGGTTGCGATCCTTCGCGCCTACTTCATTGCGGAAGACCGCGACGAGCTGGGCCGCAATACCGGTGCTCGTTTCAAGTCAAAAAAAATGGACCCACGGAAAGGGTCAGCAACGGCGTATATCGCCAAATACATTTCGAAGAATATCGACGGCCACGCGCTGGCCGGTGAACTGGACGACGAAAGCGGCAAGCCGCTGAATGAAACCGCCAAATATGCAATGGCCTGGGCGTCACTTCACCGCATCCGCCAGTTTCAGCCAATCGGACAGCCGCCCATATCGGTTTACCGCGAGCTGCGCAAACTGAGCAATCAGATCACGACCCGCCAGAAAATTGACAATACCTTCAAGCGCGGTGCGCCGTTGCTTGTGGATCCTGCAATGGATGCGGTTTGCGCCGCTGCCGATGTCGGATGCTTTGCTACCTACATAATCCGCCAGGGTGGTGTTTTGATCCCGCGTGAAAACTATGTCGTCCGTCTGGCCTATCAGCCAGCTGATGAAATGAATGCTTATTGTGAGATCCCCGAAAAGGTTTTTGGGGTCTGGTCGCCGCGTCTGGGTGATGCCTCCCGTATTTGCACCCGTCTGGTTAAGTGGAAAATCCGCGCCAAATCTAAAGCCGCCACCGGGGCCAAAAACGGCCCCGGTTTGGGGGTTGACCTTTTGCCGTCGCCAACCGGCGACGCTTGGAGTTCTGTCAATAACTCTACGGAAGACGAAAAAATCACCGATTTTTCACTGTCAGAAATGGCTGTGCCAGCTGACGGAGAGTTAAAGACAGAAGATTCAGACGATGAAATCGTCGATTTTGAAGATATGGACCAGCCAACGCGGCGCAAATTGATGCGGCGACTACGTGAAACACCATTCAAAAGGCGGCAAAGCGGATCACCTTATGAGCCAGGAAGCGAATTAGATGTCGCCTGGCGTTCTGCCGTTGAAAAAAGCGAGGCCAGATCGGCGGCTGAAAAAGCCAGGCGGGCAGCGCTTGCCCCTGCGGTTGCCAGTCTGCTGGCTGATGCGGCGTTGTGTTCGGTTGAGATTTCAGAGATTCAGGCCGTTTCGCTGTTAATGGGGAGCCGTCTGGAGATTGGCGGCAAAGTTTATCGGGCCAGTGCTGGCGGCCAGTTGATAACGCGTCAATTACCCGATGAGTCACGGACGGTGAATAAATTATGGGACCGTCTGCGGGATAACCACGGCATTGATGCCACGCGACTGCGGTTTGATCCGGTCGGGGAGTATCAAAAAATGCTGGCAGGCGCGGAAAGTCGCCACCCAAAAGAATGAATGCAATCGCGCTGACCGTCGCAACTGGTTGCGTCGGTTGGCGTGATTCTGCGGGTGCGGGCGGCAAAGAGCCCGCGTTTTTAGCATGTGAAAAGTGAGGAAAGATGAAAGTAAAAATTGGTTTTAATCACAGGAAAAATACCGTTTCGGGCGTGATTAGCGGCTGGTCATGGGAGAAGGAAGAGATTCGGGCTATGGCCGAAAAGTTAGTCGAAGGGTGGTGCGAAGATGGTGTCGCCGTTGGCAAGAGCGGGCTTTTGGGTCTTAGGGTGAAAGTGACTGTCAATGGTACCGCACGATCATAATCGGCAGTGCTGGCCATTTGCATCGAGGACGGTCATTTTTAACAGTGCTGCAGGTCAGGAATGGCCGTGCCAGCTGAGGGCGGGAAAGTATGAGTTACCTGGGAAGTAAAGCGGCAAGCGGGGTCTTTCAGAAAATCATTGCCGAAATGCCCCCGCATGATACCTACATTGAAACGCATCTGGGCAGCGGTGCGGTGATGTTCCATAAACCGCCAGCCCAGCATTCTGTCGGGATTGATATTGATTCAGCTGCATTTTCGCTGACAAGGCGGCGCTGGAAAGATAAAGGATTAACGCCCCCTGACATCCATTTCCATTATGGCGATGCTGTCAGCTTTCTGGAGGGGTATTTTGATTTTGCGACTGCGGGCCGGGTGCTGATTTACGCCGATCCGCCGTATATGCCGGAAACGCGCACCAGTCGCGCCCGTTATCGCCATGAATACACCGTCGCCGATCATGGGCGCCTTTTACGTTGCCTGATGTCACTGCCGGAAAATGTGAGTGTCATTTTGTCCGGCTACCCGTCGAAGCTTTATGACAGCACGCTGACCGGCTGGCGAACGCGGGAATTTCAGGCCATGACGCGGGGCGGTGTGCGAACGGAAAAAATCTGGATGAATTACGAAGAAGGGAAAGCCTATTCCCACACCTTTGCCGGAAAGGACTACAACGACCGGGCCAGGATAAAACGTAAAGCGGCACGCTGGCGGGATAAGTTCGCCGCCTTGCCGCCAGCGGAACGGCTGGCAATTATGACCGCGCTTTGTGATGTCGAATAAAAAAGCCCGCTTTATGCGGGCTTCGTTTATGCCGTCTGGCCGTTGAGCAGGTCCAGCGCGAATTGACGTTCTTCCGGCTTGAGCCGGTCAATCAGGAATTTAACCAGCTTGTTGCCGGTCAGCCCGCTGGGGCTGAGGGTATGTGAAAACTGGGCGTTAAAAACAAAGGTGTGGCCGCATTCAACTTCCGTGCAGGCACAGTATAAATCGGCCAGTTTTTTATCTTTCCAGTCAGATTTGCGAATGATGGCCGGTGAGCCGCATTCAGGACATTTAATTTTGAAAACTCGCATGTTCACCATCCCGCACGCCATTGCTAACAATGGGGATGATTTTAACTTAACTGCGCTCATTTTTCGCCCTTTTCGGTGGTAATTGCCGGGATATCCACGTCAAAAACCAGGTGCAAGTGTGCGGGGATCTCCGGGTCATTGTTGACGCCGTTCATTAGCTTGCGCTGCAAGGGGATAACTTCATCCTTGCGATAGGTTGTGCGGGCGGTTTCAGGGTTGCCCATTACCGCGCCGTTGGTCGGGATGATACCCGCCAGACCAGCGGGGAAACGGTGGGCGGTAAAGATATCCTGCGCGGTGATCCCTTTGATGTTGGCAAATTCATCCTTTGCGCTGACTTCACCCACTGGCATGATTTTAACCCCTTCCGGGTCGCCCTTCGGGATGTTGATAAACATATTTCGGAAGTTACCCAGCCCTTTGGACTGGGCGATCTTCTCTTTGATTTCGTTTTCCATTTCAAGCGTAAGATTCGGATCGCTGGTATAGAGAATAAAGCCCATATGTGCCCCATTATTGTAGTAACGGCGTCGGAAGATGGTTGCCTCACTGTTGAGTAACACCGAATGGATACCGCCGATATAGTCAGGCAGGCCATATACCTGCTGGCGCGGGTCGTACATTTTAAAAAAGACGATGTCTTCCGGGTCATAGATAAGTGCTGGCCCTTCCTGCAAAACAGCAAACGAGCCGTCTTTACGGCAGCGCAGATACAGCGACGGCAGCGGCAGCAGGTCGATCACTTCCCCGAATACGTTACGAATTTTCAGGATAGCGACGTCACCAAACAGCAGGTAATCAAAGACAGCCTGTTCGACCTGGTCAGGCGTCAGGCCGCCGCCGATATAGCCACCGGCCACCATATTGCGCCGCGCATACAGTACCCCGCCGTGCTGGCCGTTAAGGTTCGGCAACTGGGCCAGCGCCAGGCGATCAATCGGGAGTCGCCAGTGGTCATACTCATTGTCATACCAGATATTGTGATAATCCGTGCCGGTCGTCAGGATGGGTTCTGGTTCGCCAAAGGTGATCACGCTTCCGCGCCCCGGCGTGAAGGTTTCAACCTTGTTGCCGGTCATGGACCTGAATTTTTTATTATTACGCTGTTTCTTTGTCATGCTGCTTTCCCAAAGTACCAGCCCGATGGGCGGTCATATTCGTGATCGATAGGTTCGTTAATTACGGCGTGCGAGATAGCGAAGAAAACATCTGCATGGCCGGTCGCGTCTGAACGTTCGGCAACAAACGTCAGCGCGTTGCCGCTGTTGGTTGTCGTGCGCCGGATAGCCATAAAGCTGGCCGGAATTTCGACGCGCTCTTTGTTCGTTTCGTCTACGGCGTCTTTTGCCCATTCGATGCGTTTACGCTCGACAACGTCGATCATCTTCATTACCAGGCGGTTTTTGCTTTCGACGCTGTAAAGAATGGGTGTGGCTTCGCGCGGTGCAAACTTGCTGACCAGGTCATAAACGCCCTTACCTATGCCGGTTGTATCGATCCCGATGTAAGTGATGTTAAAGCGGCGCATAAGCTGCTTTATCTGGTCGGCCTGCCAGCTGAAGTTAAAGCCCTGCCATTGCCAGACGGCCAGCACGCGGAAGCGCTCGCCGTCCTCTATAGGGGGCGCGATTAACACAAAGGTGGAGTTGTCGCCGGATCGTGACGGGTCAAAGCCTGCCCATACTTCGCGATTACCGAAGGGCCGCGCAGCGGTCAGATCAAAGTCGCCCCATGTGGCCCGGTCCACTTCACAGCCAACAAGCGCGGAGAACTTGAAAACCGCGTCTTTACTGTCAACAAACTGGCACATGTAGAGCATGGCGAACGCGGTCGGGCTGTATTTGTTGCGCAGCCGTTCAATATCGACAAGCGCACCGAGGCCACCTTCGATAGCGTCTTCCATCGTGATGATGTAGCGCCAGATCTGGTCCGGGCAGAGAATGCCCTGGCGCATTTCGCTTTCGTTCGGGAACTTCACGCCTTTGCGTTTCGGGTCGTCCCCGCGCCAGGCTTCGCCAGTCCAGACCGGGTAAGCCTGGTGCGTTTTCGCGCTGGGCGTCGAAAAGTAGGTCGTGCGGTATTTGTTATGCGTTGCCATTGCGCTGGCAACTTCATGCAGGCGCGTGAATTTCGGGATCCAGAAAACCTCATCGCCATACAAGTGGCCGTTAAAGCCCTGTGCGGTGCTGGCGTTCGTGGACAAAAAGCGCAGTATTGCGCCGTTACTGAGGCGGATATTTTTACCCGTCAGCGTCACGCCGAAATGGTTCTGGGCGATCTGGACGATGTATTCGCGGAAGATTTCCGACTGGGATCGGCTTGCAGAGAAAAAGACCTGGTTATCACCGGTAATGACGGCGTCTTCGAATGCTTCCCAGGCGAAATAATAGGTCATACCCACCTGGCGGCTTTTCAGAATGAAGCGCCAGTCTTCGCCTTTATGTTCGCGGCAGTGCAGCTGGTACTCGAAGAGATGTTCCCGCGCCCAGGTGTCGAGCATTTCCGCTGTAATACCGGATACGTCGTTTTTCTTATACCGGCGCTTTCTTTCCCCTGGTTCCCCGCCTGCGCTGCTGAGGCAGTACCCTTCACCATCATAAGCCGCTTTCTGGGCCTGAATTTCTGCCAGCTTTTCGGCGTGCTTGTTGCGCTGCGCCATGAGTTTCACATGGTGAGCAATCAGATCGCGCAGTTCTTCCAGTTCCAGCGCTGTTTTTTTCTCGCGGCGGGAGAGCTGGTCGATACGGCGGGCGATGACATTTTCCACCGATTCAACAGGCAGCAGTGATGCCCACTTCCCGACGTCAGCCCAGTGGTAAATTGTACGCGGTGGAATATTCAGTTCCTGCGCAATATCTTTCGGCGTCCAGCTTTTTATATAAAGCGTGCGGGCCGCTTCTTTTAATTCATCGGAATATTTAGCCATGCGGCTATTATGGCGGGATTATTTTGCAGAATTGATAATTAAATATCGGTAAAAAGTGGCTATCCAGTTATAACCGAATACATAAGAAATAAAGCGGTCGCGCTGTTTTAATCAATTCGCAATACTGACCACCACAAACGAATCATTGTTATTAAATTCATTATTAAAGGTCAGTTATGCCGCAATCTCATTACCGCACGGATTGGCTATGTATTGCCACATCTGGAAAGGCTGTGGACGGTCGCACCATTGAACCGCAATGGTTGATTGATGCGGCAGAAACCTACACCCGCAAAACCTACACGGCCATGATTTGGCCGCACCATCCGCAATGCGATATCAGCGAGCGTGAATTTACCTGCAATCTGGGGGAAGTGGACGCGCTGAAAGTGGAAACGGAAGGTGATGTCACGAAGTTATATGCCCAGTTAATCCCGAATCAATTTTTAATTGAAGCCAATCGGCAGGGGCAAAAGTTATTTACGTCAGCAGAATTTGTCACTGATTTTGCAGGCAGTGGTCGTGAATATCTTTTTGGGCTGGCTGTGACGGATATTCCGGCAAGTCTGGGAACGGAAAAACTTAAATTCGTTTTAGCCGGTGAAGAAAAGGACGCCGAGCGCGGGAGTCTGGAAACATTCAGTTTAGGAAAATTACAGACAAGTAAACCGGATAAAAAAATTCTTTCTGGTCGCGTTTATTTTCGGCCAGTAAAGATTTTACGCCAACCCCAGAGCCAAACACTGATAAGCCCACCGAGGGCGACGGAGAAAAAATGGAAGAATTAAAAGCGCTCATTCAGCAAATGCTGGATCTGCTTAAAAGCGGTAAAGACGCCGCAACGGGTGATGCTGACACGGTTGATACCCCGGAACAGGCCGCTGATGTGGTGGCAGATGTTGCCGCCCAGATCGCTGATGCTGCCGACGAGGTGGTCGAGCTGGCGCAGGACGTTATCGAAAACCCGGAAGACGAAGTCAAAGCGGAAGAATTCAGCGCCGCCAAAGCCAACCTGGCAAAAGTCATGAAGTCATTCAATGTGACGCCAGCGAAGCGCCCACGCGCCAGCCGTCGCCGTGACTTTTCAGCCCGTCGCCAGCCAGCTGGCAACCAGATGGACAACCTTACCACGCAGCTGACTACCGTCCTGACCAAGTTGTCAGCGATGGAAAACGGCAATACGCGCCGCCCTGGCAGTGCGCCAGGCGGAAGCAAAGAACCGTTTGAGTTTGTTTAACAGCCATTCTTTTCAGGAATAAAAGATTATGCAATTAACCCCAAAAGCAGAGCAGATGCTGCGTAAGTTTACCGCAGGCCTGGCGAAAGCTAACGGCCAGGTGGACACGTCGCGCTACTTCTCGCTGACAAATCCGAAAGAAACCCAGCTGCGCAATGCCCTGTTGCAACAGTCTGAGTTCCTGCGTCTGCTGCCTAACGTGCTGGATGTGGACCAGATCACCGGCCAGGTGGTCAGTACCGGTAAACCGGGTATTTATACCGGGCGCAAAAAGGACGGTCGTTTCTCCCGCCCCCTGGGTGTTACCGGGAATGAATACAAGCTGGTAGAAACGGATTCCGGTTCGTATCTGCCTTATTCCCTGCTGGTTGTCTGGGCGAACGCGGGCAGTGAAGAGGAGTTCTTCCAGCGTATTCAGGCATTCAGCAACGAATCATTCGCACTGGATATGCTGCGCGTGGCGTTTAACGGTACGAGTGTTGCAGACGACACCGACCCGGAAACCAACCCGAACGGCGAAGACGTTAACATCGGCTGGCACCAAATCGTTAAGGCCCGTTCGTCTGAGCAGATTATTTCTGATGCCGTCACTATCGGCGCGTCAGGTGCTGACTTTATTGGTCTGGATGCGGCTGTCACTGACCTGGTGCACACCTGCATTTATGAGCCATTCCGCAATGACCCGCGCCTGGTTGTGCTGGCTTCCGCTGACCTTATCGGCAACGACGCCACCACGATGATGAATAAGATTGATCGCCCGACTGAGAAAGTCGCCGCGCAGCTTATTGGCCGCCAGATTGCTGGCCGTACCGTGTACACCCCGCCGTTTATGCCGGAGGGCCGCCTTATCGTCACCACGCTGGACAACCTGCATATCTACACCCAGCAGGGGACACGTAAGCGTAAAGCGGAATGGAACGACGACCGCAAGCGCTTCGAGAATAACTATCTGCGCATGGAAGGTTACGGCGTTGAGCATGACGAGCTGTATGCAGCGTTCGACAAAATCACCCTTGCAGCCGATCCGGTAGCACCGGAGGGAGGCGCGTAAAAATGGCTATGACTCCGTGTCAGCGACACCGAGCACGCGTGAAAGCCGCAAAGGCGCTGGATAAGTGCGAAGCCCTGACGGCATCGCCGGTCAGCTTTCACATTCAAATGCTGGAGCTGGAAAGGGATGTTGAACGGCTTCGCAGTCTGACGCGTGCAGAACGTATGGACATGAAGCGAGACGTTCTTTTGCCGCGCTGGATGCCGACCGTCGAGGCATATCTCGCCGGTGATGCCCGCTTTGCTAATCCGGCCTTGGTTTACTGCGTGATCTGGCTGTTCGATACGGGGGAAATGGGCAAGGCGCTGGACTGGGCTGACGTGGCTATCAGTGAGAGCCAGGCCACGCCGGAAAACTTCAAAAGCAACCTGCCTGCCTTTGTGGCCGACACGGTGCTGGAGTGGGCGATCATGCAGGCGGAAGCCGGTCACAGCATCGAACCCTATTTCAGCCGCACGTTTGAAAACATCCGCGAAAAGTGGCGTTTACACGAAGACATTAACGCGAAGTGGTTCAAGTTCGCCGGTCTTTACCTGCTGCGCGACGAGAAGGGGCAGCCGCGTGCCACTGCCGTGGATGATGTGAACACGCTGGAACAGGCCGACGCCCTTTTGGCCCAGGCGGCGGCGTACAACAAAAACGCCGGAGTTAAGACCATGCGCGAAAAAATCCGCGCCCGGATTAACGGCCTGACCCAGCTTTAACGACTCCCGCAAGCCGGGACGGGCGCGGGGGAGGCATCAACCATGCGGTTGTTGGCCGTGGAACCCGTTAGCCCGTTTCTATTGCAAAACCGAGGTACGCCAATGAGTGGCCCTAGTTTCAGTATCAGCGGCAAGCCGGTGACGGTGACGCCAACAGCGATCACCAACGGCGTGACATTCTGGCCCGATCTCGATCTGGCCGAGTTTCAGAAGGTGCGCACGCTGCCCGCTGATCTGCCGCCAGAAACCGCAGGCGTGGCCCTGCTGGCTGCTATTGCGGAGGTAAACGACGCGCTGGCCGACGTGGTGACGTACTGGAACGCGAAAGCCTGCGAGCGGGCCGCAGATGTACCGGGTGCAAAGATGGGCGACGAAACCCAGTTAACAGCCCAGTACAAAAAAGCGGTCTACGCCCGCGCAAAGGCCGATTTACTGGGGGAATTCGCCACCATCGGGCGGCGTGAATCGCATCCGGGGCAGGAAAGCCAGGACACCCGCGCCAGCCTGCTGGCCGAGGCGGCCAATGTGATGCGAAACATGCTGCGACAACCACGCGTTGGGGTGCATCTGATATGAGCCAGCTTGAAAGCCTGACGGCGTTTATTACGGCAAATCTGCCGCCTGATGCCATGCAGATGTTTTCCAGTGCGATGGAAGATTGCGAGCTGGCACGCAACGCCAAAGCGATGGGAAACAACCAGCGCCGGATCGGGGTGCTGACTTATACCGGTCGTCTGTCGTGGGATAACTTCCCGTTTCGCAAGTATTCGCCGGGGCTGATTTATGCCCTGGTGCTGGCCTGGGTGGATGAGTTCGCCAACGAGCTGCGCGAAGAACTGAGGATGGACGATCCAAAAGTAGACCCGGAGTTTGACGACGAAGGGTCATGCATTCTGGATGTGGTCATCCCGCTGGTTGATCCGCTGGTCCTGCGTGAAGCGGAAAACGGCCCGATCCCCTACAAAGGCAAGCGCTGGGAAATCGTGGACCCCGAAATCTGGGAGGCGTCGAAACTGGAATTTATTGTCCAGCGTGGTGACGCATCGTGATCCGTGGGGAGCTGAACCAGCAACAGCTAAAGCAAATGCGGGAAACGCTGGCAAAAGCTGACCTTCCCCCGCGTAAGCGCCAGCGCCTTTTATGGCGTATTGCAAAGCTGGGCATTGTCGCAGCGGCAAAACGTCACCAGCGCCAGCAGGCGGCCCCGGACGGTACGCCGTGGGAGCCGCGCAAGCGTGGCAAAGGGAAGATGTTAAAAGGGCTGCCCAAACTGCTGGCTGTGCGTGAAATGCCGGAGATTCAGGGGGTAAGAATTTACCTCAAGGGCGGGAACTACCGGAACGGGACGAAGCCCATTGCGGCGGGTCTGGTCGGTGCGGTCCAGCAGGACGGCGCAAGGATCCAGATGAAAGCCAGTAACGCCCCGCGCAAGCCGCAGGCTGACAAGCCCGCGCTACCGAGACAGGCCAAGCGCCTGCGGGCGCTGGGCTACAAAACCCGCAAGGGCAAGCGCTGGGTTAAGCCGTCCAGCAGGCAAATCATGGAAACCATGAGCATGGCCCAGGCGGGATTACTGATTCGAAAACTGAAAGGCACACCCTCAAAACGCACATGGACCATTGATATTCCAGGGCGCGTTTTTCTGGGGGTGAGCAACGACGAATTTAACCAAATTATTGCGCGGCAAATGCAGGCAATCGGCTTCGGCTGGGACGTCAACGCGCAGCAAATCAGGGGGTAAAAATGACCTGGCCGAATGTCAACGTCAGTCAGAAAAACCGCTTCAACGGCACAACGAACGACGTCGAGCGCGTCATCCTCTTTGTGGGTTACGGCGACACTAACATCGGGAAAACCCAGTCGCTGAATACCGGCAGCGATCTGGATAAAGCCCTGGGCGACAAAGACAGCCCGTTAAAAAATATGGTAGCCGCAGCGGCCAATAACGCCGGTCAGAACTGGTTTGCTTACGTGCATGTGCTGGCAGAGCCAGACAAGGACGCCGAGGGCTACAAACCAGACGAAGACTGGATGAACGCGGTTAAACAGGCCCAGAGCGTGGCATCCGTGGAAGGGGTTGTCCTGGCATTTGATACCGCCGACGCGGCCACCATTAACCGCGCAACGGAAATGCGCGTCACCTTACAGGCCAGTTTTGGGCGTTTTATCTGGTTTGCCCTTGCTGTGGGCGGGCCGGAAAAGGACGAAGCGTGGAGCGACTATGTGACGCGCCTGGCAACACTCCAGGACGGTATTGCATCGCCTGGGGTGCAACTGGTCCCGCGTCTGTGGGGCAACGAACCCGGCGTCCTGGTCGGTCGCTTGTGTAACCGTTCGGTGACGGTGGCAGACAGCCCCGCCCGCGTTGCAACTGGCGCAGTCACCGCGCTGGGGCGCGACGGCCTGCCGGTCGACGGGACGGGGGCCGAAATTGATCTGGCCGTGTTGCAGTCCTTGCAGGCGAACCGCTACAGCGTGCCGATGTGGTATCACGATTATGACGGCATCTACTGGGCTGACGGTCGCACCCTGGACGTTGAAGGCGGTGATTATCAGGTGATTGAAAACGTGCGCGTGGTTGATAAAGCCTCCCGCCGTGTCCGTCTGCGTGCAATCCCCAAAATTGCCGATCGTTCGCTGAACAGCACACCGGGCAGCATCGCCGCGCATGAAACCTATTTCGGCAAGCCGCTGCGTGAAATGGCGATTTCAACCCAGATCAACGGCATCGAATTTCCGGGCGAAGTGAAGCCACCAAAGGACGGTGACATCACCATCACCTGGACCAGTAGCGAAGCGGTACAGATTTACCTTGTGGTTCGACCGTATGAGAGCGCGAAAGAAATCAGCGTCAGCATCGAACTGGATACCTCACTGGAGAGCTAATCAATGACTGAACGTATCAGCGGCGGATCGTTCGATGTGAACTACGACAGCATCATGATTCACGTAGAAAACGCCACCGTCACCATTACGGACAACAGCGCGGTTGCGCAGTCGCGTGGCATCCCGAACGGCCACACGAAAGGGTCAGTTTCGGCGGATGTGGAAGTCGAAGTCGATTCCCAGAACTTTAAAAAGTTTACCGCTGTGGCCCGCGCCGCAGGATCCTGGCGAGCCATTCCGGCAAAGGACTTTTTGTTCTACGCCAACGCCGGGGACGACGAAGAAAAAATCGAGGTGTTTGGCTGCGTTCCGACGCTGTCCGACATCGTCAACATCAACCCCAACGAGGCCAGCAAAACCACGAAGAAAATTAAATTCATGGTGACAAGCCCGGACTTTGTCGCGATTGACGGCGTGCCGTACCTGTCAGCCCGTGACACTCGCGATCTGAAAGGCTGACACGATGATGAACGGAGAAACGTCACTGCTTGAAAAACTGTTGCTTATCGGTGCCGTGATCGGCCTGGGGCAACTGATGGTCAGCAATGAGCGAATCACAACCCGTCTGCTGGTCGGGCGGATGATTCTGGGATCTGCGGTCGCACCGCTGGCCGCAATCCCGCTGCTGAAATTCCCCGATATGCCGGAACTGGTCGTCATTGGGCTGGCCTGCGCCCTGGGCATTCTGGGAAGTGCGTTTATTGAGGCGGGGTTAAAGCGCTGCCTGGACATGTATATCAAGCGATGGGGGAGCAAGCGCAATGAAACTGAGTGAAAAACAGCAACTTTTCACGGTGATGATCGCCAATTTGATTCATTTTGCCGAAGAAAAGGGTTATCGCCTGACGTTTGGCGAAGCGTACCGCACGCCGGAACAGGCCGCGCTTAACGCAAAAAAAGGGAGCGGCATTACTAACAGCCTGCATACCCAGCGCTTGGCGGTGGATTTTAACCTGTTTATTAACGGCGAATACCAGACCGACAGCGCCGCATATCGCCCCCTGGGCGAATACTGGGAATCTATCGGCGGATCGTGGGGTGGCCGTTTCAGTAAGCCGGACGGGAACCATTTCAGTCTTGAGCATAACGGGGTTCGCTGATGCGCAATTTGCTGGGTCTTTTGCTGATTCTGGTCGCTGCAATGTCAGCGGGCTGGCAGGCGCATGACTGGCACGACGCAAAGCTGCAACTCGCTGCCAGTGAAGCGGCAGAACAAACACGCCAGATTGTCGTTGAAGTGACGCAACAGTCTGGCGAAGCGCTGGAAGCAAAACTCGCGGGGCTAAAAGCCAATGAAAGGCACACGGAACGGGTTATTCGCACAGAAATCATTAAGCCGGTTTTTAGCAACGTTTGCGCTTCTGATGATTACGTCCGGTTGTTCAACGAAAGTGCAGATCAAGCCGAACGAGAATTATCAGGAAAACCAGCTGACACTTTGCCCGGTCACGCTGCCACGTCTGGCCGGACCGACCGGAAATGACTTTGACGCGGCGCTGACAGCCTACCGGCAGTTGTATACCGACTGCGCCGCCCGACATAACGCCCTGGTGGGCAACATTCGACAACGTAAGGAATTAGCACAATGAGTAAACCGAAAAAAATCGCCATGACCGTGGCGGGCGTAAATCTGAGCTTTGAGCCGAATAAAACCGCGTTTAACAACCTGCTTAACGAAATGACCATGACCAATAAGGTTGCCCCTATGGTGACGTATCTGGGCCGCATTGTTGATGCCGAGTGTAAAGAGGCGCTCAACAAGCTGATGGAAGATTATCCGGGTTGTGAAATGCAGATCGTCGAGAAGGTTAACGAGATTTACTCCCCGAAACTTGAGATCGAAGTAAAAAACTGACGGCGCGGGTGGCGGCCATTCGCAAGAATGCGCTTGAGCAATACCTTGCCCTGCGCCGCTACTACCTCCCGCACGAAGCCGACGACGAAGAAAGCATCGCCCGCGCCCTGTGGCTGGACGAATATTTCGCCCAGACCCGCGCCAGCAAGACGGCGGAAGGGATAGCCATCGCATTTAACGGAAACTGATATGAGCCACCTGGATTTTACCCTGAGCCTGATCGATAAGCTGACGCGGCCATTAAAAACGGCCCAGTCTTCGCTGTCCGGCTTTGCTGAAAAATCGCAGGCGTCTTTTACAAAAATCGGGATCGGTGCGGCGGCTGTCTGGGGCGTGGCACAGTCCATCGCGGGCGTGGTGGGTCCGGCGTATGAGATGAACGCCGCACTTGCCGAAGTGGGGTCCAAAGGCGTGGCAGAGGATGCGCTGAAACGTCTGTCCGGCGAAGCCATGCGATTCAGTATGCGCTACGGAAAAGGGGCCGTTGATGTGGTCCGGTCAAGTTACGCGATGAAAGGCGCAATGGCGGGCCTGTCCGATATGGACCTGCCCCGCGTCACCATCGCGGCCAATACCCTGGCGGCAGGCGTCAAGGCCAGCGGCGAAGAGGCGGGCGAATACATCGGCGCAATGGCGTCACGTTTCAACGCGGAGTTGTCCAGTCTGGGCCATGTGCGTTTTGCCGAAGAACTGGCAGGAAAAACGGCGTACATGGTGCAAAACTTCGGCGTGAAAATGCAGACCATGCAGGAGCTTATCGAGGGGACGAAAAGCGCCGGTGCTGACTTTGGCGTCAGCCTGGATGAACAGTTCGCCGTACTGGGTACGCTTTCGCGCACGCTGGGTACTGAAGCCAGCGGGATCTACGAGCAGTTTTTACGCAGCGCCCCGGCTGCCGCTGAAAAGCTGGGTATGAGCTTTGTCGATGCCACCGGCAAAATGCTGCCGATGGGTGACATTCTGCAAAAACTCCAGAGCAAATACGGGCAGAGCATTGAAGGGAACGTCAAGGCACAGCAGGCGCTGGACGCCGCGTTCGGTGGTGGTGCTGACGTTATCAAAAAGCTGTACGGCCAGCAGGATAAATTAAATCGCAGCATCACCGAGCTGGGCCGGAATGACGGGATGAAACGCGCCCAGGAAATGGCCGAACGAATGGCCGAGCCGTGGGAGCGTATCAAAGCGACA